GACAGAGCATTAATGCGTAGATTTGCGAGACTAGATATACAAGAAACGGATATAGAAAGCACAAAAGAAATTGTTAGGGGATTAAATGATTATTATGAGGACTTCCACAAGGTAGCATATAATGTAGATTTACTTGACAAAGCAGTAGATTTATGTGCAAAGTATATTAAGAACAAACACTTCCCAGACAAAGCCTTAGACGTTGTAGATGCCGCTGGTGCTACAGTAAAACTTAGAGGAGATGATACTGTTAAACTAGATGATATTATTAGTGTAGTTGCTAAGATATCAAATATATCAACAGATGTAATTGATGTAGATAGTACAGACGGATATAAAACTTTAGATACTAGAATTAAAACTAAAGTGTTTGGACAGGATGAAGCAATAGATAAAATTGTAGAAGCCATAGTGTTAAGCAAATCAGGATTAAGAGAAAAGAATAAACCAATAGGTACATTCTTATTTGTAGGACCTACAGGTACAGGTAAAACAGAAACTGCTAGAGCATTGTCCTCTGAATTAGATTGCAAACTAATTAAGTTTGACATGTCAGAGTACATGGAGAGACATAGTGTTAGTAAACTTATAGGTGCTCCTCCAGGATATGTTGGACATGCTGAAGGTAAACTAGGACAAGGTATGCTGTTATCAGAAGTAGAAGAGAATCCTAATTGTGTATTACTACTTGATGAAGTAGAGAAAGCCGCACCAGAAGTATTACAAGTATTACTACAAGTAATGGACGATGGTAAACTAACAGGTGCTACAGGCAAAGTGGTTGACTTTACAAACGTTGTATTGCTCATGACTTCTAACTTAGGAGCCGCAAATGCTGAATCACTTAAAATAGGTTTTGGAGATCAAACTAAGGCATCAGCAGTAAGTAAAGCAGTTGAAAAATTCTTTACACCAGAGTTTAGAAATAGAATTGACTCAGTAGTTAAATTTAACAAACTATCACAAGACTTAATGCTAATGATTGTTGATAAACTTGTTGTAGAAACTAATGAATTATTAGTTGAAAATGAAAGTTCTGTTTCAATAGTACTTACTGATGCATGTAAAGAAAAACTTTCTGAAGATGGTTACGAACCAGCCTTTGGTGCTAGACCACTTAAAAGAGTATTTGAAGAGCATATTAAAAAGCCTTTAAGTAAAAAAATATTATTTGAAGATATTAAAGACACAACAATTACTGTTGATGTAGAAAATGATGAGTATGTCTTTAGATTCTAATAATTGGCAGGAGATGCAATTTACTTGGGATAGTACTGAGCCCTTGGGATATGAGTTCATGGGTCTTAAAGTAAACCCAACTAATAAAATATTTTATGAAAAGTTTCCTTATAAGGTATCCTTTACTGGAAATAGAAATTTCAGAGATATAGATTTTCATACACACTTAACAGATTGGTTATATGATAATTACGGTTGGTCATTTAATTCACAGTTTTCAAGCAAAGCAAGGAACGTTTACCTTTCAAAGAAGTGGATGGTAGAAGAAATACTAAATTTATTTGGGCATGAAGCATTAGAATTATACGGACCTTTAAATGAAGATCATATAGAACAACTCCGAGGTTCTAGGTATACAATAGAATATCGAGATAAATACTGGTATAATAAATTCGATACTAAAATAGAATTTTTTAAGCCATATAATGCAAAATTTGATTTTAGCATAGAAGATTTAAAAGGCTTTATAGCAGGATCGTTTGAGGAATATCATTGGTATGATTTTGGAAGTCGTACATGGTATAACAATTATCTTTATGTGAACTCAGAAGAGTTAGATAGTGTTTACCCGTTTTTAAGAATAAATTACGGTGAGGTAATTGATAACATAGTTAAATGCAAACTTCTGGAGAAGTAAAATGTTTTTTGGAAAAGATACAAAATTAGATAGAGACGCAGTCTTTGAACAACTAAAAATTGATGAAGGAGTAGTAAATGAAATTTACCACGATCATCTCGGATATCCGACTTTTGGTGTGGGTCACTTGGTACTGGAGTCAGATCCTGAGTACGGAGCAGAAATTGGCACTCCGGTTTCAGAGGAAAGAGTTAAGGAATGCTTTGAGAAGGACCTCGATACAGCCATTGCAGAATGTGAATTGTTATACGAAGAAGGGGTATTTGGAGACTTGCCAGACGAAGTCCAGCAGATCTTGGTTAATATGATGTTTAACATGGGTCGTACAAGACTAAGCAAGTTTAAGAAAATGCATGCCGGAATCGTAGCAGGTGATTGGAAAAATGCCGCAACTGAGGGCAGAGATTCTAGATGGTATAATCAAGTTACTAATCGTGCTGAACGCCTAATGGAAAGATTAGAACAGGTATAAAATGTCCTCATACTTTGAGGAAGTAAATTTAGATTGGGATTCAAATAAATTATTTGATATATTACAATCTGATCCTGCTCCTTGGCGTAAAGAAAAGAATGTAGCAAACAGATACTGCAGGACAAAGAACGAATATATCTGGGACAACCTATATAATCAAATAAAGGATCAAGGATATATTACAAAGGGTTGCTATTTTGCAGAAATGCGTCCTAATACATCTTTATCAATACACAAAGACTACGGTAGATCAGCCGCTATAAACTTTCCTATAGTAGGAGATTGGGATAATTCTCCTTTAAGAATTTATAATGATACTGGAACAGATATAGTTGCAGAGCATGTTTATAAACCAAACCAAGCAATCTATTTTGCTACATCAGATTATCACGATGTTGTTAATACTAGTAATCAAACAAGATTTATATTAAGTATATCTATAGTAGAACCTGGAACAGAGTTTAAAGATGCCGAAGGTAATCAATATATAGCAGATGATAAATATATAGATAGACTTATAGATTAGAGAGATTATGCCAATAAACAGAAGAAGTATTAACATGTTGAGTGCCACAGGCACTACCATGAATGAATATAGCACGGAAGTAAAAGGTGATTCCTATTACGGGTATTCTGATGGCTTACATTCTTTACAAATTATATATAATCAATTTGTGGGTAGAGTTCGCATACAAGCAACTTTAGCCATTACACCTGAATCTACAGACTGGTTTGACATAGTACCTACAACAACTGCTGGTACAGAGTTTAACGGAGAGGGTTACGTTCAATTCAACAGTAACGAGCCAGCCGATCTAGCAGAGTGCTATACTTTTACTGGTAATTTTACTTGGGTTAGAGTATACATGGATAGAGAGCATGTAGGTGATGGTTCAACATACGATTCCTCATACGGGTCCATACGCCAAGTTATTCTTTCTGCATAAAGTTGATAAATAGTGTTATAACACTAATTTAGGAACAACTTGAATGGCATTTGCAAATACTTTCATAACATTAGATGATGTAGACATTACTAGCCTTTCCGCTGGTAAATTTCTTCGAGTAAGACCAGAAGGCAACGTAGAAGTTTCCCAATATGATATTACCACTGATACTCTTACAGATATAGAGACGACAGGTGCATATACACCTCAGGTTGGACAAACACTTGTATACACAGCGGCAGGTAAATTTAGACCTCAAACACTTGATGTTTATAGTGCTGGTAATGGTATTAACAAGTCAGGCCTTACATTAAATGTAACAGCAGGCACAGGCGGTGGATTAGTAAGTAATACTTCAGGTGTGTTTATATCAGACATTGCAAATGTTACAGGAACACATGGTAACGCAACTACTATACCCCAATTAACTGTAAACAGTAAAGGACAAATTACTGGTGTTACAGATGTTACAGTTGTTTCCCCACAAGCAGAGTCGCTTACAGGCGATTATATACATAGTATTACAGGTACTTCAGGACAAATTACTGTTACTAATGGTACAGGAAATAAAGCAAATTCTACACTTAATCTAGTAGCAACAGGTGTAACAGCAGGTGTATATGGTAATACAACACATGCTCCACGTATAACAGTTGATACTTATGGTAGAATAAGTTCAGTAGATACAGTAGCAGTAAGTGGCAGTGGTGGAAGTGGTAATGCAAGTTTAGGTTTTGCCAACATTATCGTATCAGGACAAACGACTGTTAGTGCAGAAAGATTAGAAGATGATCTTACACTTGCCGCAAGTACAGGCATGGCACTCACTACCAATGCAAATAATGATACTATATCTTTTGCAATTAATCCAACAACAGCCGCGGCGGCAATGGATATTGCAGACTTTAAAGATGTAGATGCAGATGGTATAGAAAACGGACAGGTACTTGTTTGGAATAGTTCAACAAATAAATTTGAAGCAGGAGACCAAACAGGCTCAGGCGGTGGCGGAAGTAATGTTGGACTAACAGACTTTAGTGTAACAACAGCAACACCAAGCGGTAATGGTAGTTTAACATATAATAATTCAGGTGTATTTACATTTACACCAGCAGATACAAGTGGTGGCGGTGGAGCCGCAGACCAAACACTCAGCATAAGTGGTAATGTAATTACAATTAGTGGCAACAATGATACAGTAGACCTAACTGCAATGTTGGCACCATACAGTAAAACAGATACTGATGCACAAGATTTAACACTTAGCGGAAATGTAATAAGTCTAAGTGGACAAAGTGGTAATGTAGATTTAACATCCTTACTTGCTACATATAATACAGATTCACAAGATTTAACAATAAGTGGCAACGTAATTAGCCTAACAGGCCAGAGTGGTAATGTTGACTTAACATCAGCTCTAGGTGCAGTTGCAGGAACATTTAATAATGATTCAGTAGATAGTCACTTAAATACAAGTGGTGCAAGTTCAGGCCAAGTTTTAAGTTGGAACGGAAGTGATTATGCTTGGGTAGTAGATAACGATGCACAAACACTAAGTTGGAATGCAGGAACATCCTCATTAGCAGTTAGTGGCGGTAATAATGTTGACTTATCAGCATTAGAGCAAACACTTAGTATAAGTGGCAATGTAATCACAATCAGTGGTAATAATGATACTGTAGACTTAACAACAGCATTAGCACCATTCCAAACAACTACAGCGGCCGGAACAGCAAATACAAATATGAAAGCCTATGTTGATGCAGAAATCAACACATTAATAGGCGGAGCCAATGTAAACTTAGACAGTTTAGGCGAAGTAGCCAATGCATTAGCAAACAGTAATACAGAATTAAGTACGGTTGCATTTACTGGTACATTCAGTGACTTGCAATCAAGACCAGACATAGCACTTTCAGGGAGTGATTTAACATACGATGGAACTACTTTAGATCTATCGGGTGTAGGTGCAGTAGGACCACAGGGTCCACAGGGTAGTACAGGTGCCACCGGTAACGGCATAACAACAGCACAGATTAGCGGTGACAACCTGTTATTGACATATTCAAATACGTCAACACAAAATTTAGGAAATATTAAAGGTTCTATAGGCCCAACAGGTGCTACAGGAACAACAGGTGCTACTGGTGTTGGTGTAACATCAGCAACAGTAAACGGTTCAGGTAATTTACTTCTTACATTAAGTAATTCATCAACAGTTGATGCAGGTAATGTTAGAGGTGCCGCAGGAGCCGTAGACCAAACATTAAGTGTATCAGGTAATGTAATTACAATTAGTGGTAACAACGACACAGTAGATTTGACTACTATGTTGGCGCCATACAGCAAAACAGATACTGATGCACAAGATTTAACAATAAGTGGCAACGTAATTAGTTTAACAGGACAATCAGGTAATGTTGACTTAACATCAGTTCTAGGTGCAGTCAATACTGATGCACAAGATTTAACAATAAGTGGCAACGTAATTAGTTTAACAGGACAATCAGGTAATGTTGACTTAACAAGTTTATTAGTAGCAGGTAATTATGATAATGCAGACGTAGATGCTCACTTAAACCAAAGTAATCCAACATCAGGACATGTATTAAGTTGGAACGGTTCAGACTATGCCTGGGTAGCACAATCAGGTGGCGGTAGTTCAGATGTAGTAGATGATACTACTCCACAATTAGGTGGCGACTTAGATGTTAATGGTAAAGACATTGTAACTACAAGTAATGCAAATATAGATTTAAATCCAAATGGTTCCGGACAAGTAGTATTCAGAGGTAATGGCACAAGAGGTGCAGGGCAATTTACATTAAACTGTGAAGCGAATTCACATGGTGTAACAATTAAAGGCCCGGCTCATAGTGCTGGTGCTACATATACATTAACATTGCCAGACGATGATGGTAGTGCTGATCAAGTACTAAAAACAGATGGTTCTGGTAACTTAGCATGGGTTGACCAATCAAGTGGCGGTGGCGGTGGTGCTCTAACTATTCAAGATGAAGGTTCAGCATTATCAACAGCAGGTACAACACTAAACTTTGTTGGTGCAGGTGTTACAGCATCAGGGACTGGCGCAAGTAAAACAATTAGTATTCCAGGCGGCAGTGGTATTGCAGTTGTACAAAGATTTAAATTAAATTATGATAGTAGTGGTGGATTAGACTCAACATCAGATTTAACAAGTTTAATTTCAAGTGCAACTATTAGTAGTGATATCGTTACTGTAACATTTGATGGCTCAATAAATTATCCACCAGCAAGTATTATGGTTTACGGTTACGATTATCAAAACAACAAATATTTACTCGTACCTTTAGAAACAACAATGTCTACAAGAGAAATTGCAGGTGGAGGTTCAAGTGGCTCACCAACACTATTTGGTGGTAGTGCAACTATATCTTTAGATTTAAGATTAAGAGAAGCCGAAACAGGCGCAAGTAGAAGTTTTGGTACAACAACACATGCCTGGATAGAATTTGTTGTGTACGATTAAGGATAAGTTATGGCAATTAGTAACTATAAATCCACACAAATAGAATTAAACGTTCCTAATAAAGTATTAGCAACAAGCATTTCTTCAGTAAGTGGACATGCATATTGGCCACATCAAAACGGTACTGGCGATTTATGGTATGAAGGTGTAGGTACTAAAAAATATTATCAATGGACAGTAACATTCTCAGTTACAGAACAATTACACGGTTCCCACTTAACTAGAGACGATTTCAAATATAACGGATTAGACATAGTAGTTGGTGATTGGTTAGGACAAGCAAGTAGTGGAGACTGTTGGAAAGTCATTTCTGTTACATCTAAAACTACAACATCAGTAACATGTATTGTAGAGGATTGGTTACGTTATAATACATTTAGAGCAAGTAATGGTAATGGTGCTCCTAGTTCAGGCTCAGGAGTTATATTTTCCTTAAACGAAAAAGGAATACCAATGTTAGATCCACTACCAGGAACTGTAGCGGCATCTTTCTATCCAACGGTAGCAAGTAGATTTGAATACTTAAATCCACAAACTAACTATGTACTAGAGCAAACAGCACATGGATTATCAAAAGGTGATATTGTTGCTGTAAGCGGATCAGGATTTAGTAAAGCAAATACATCTACAATGGCAAAAATGATAGGTGTTGTAACAGAAGCAGGGCCTGGCCCTAATCAGTTTATGATTTTACCTAATAATAAAATTGTAGATTTTGAACCTAGCATACCAGGAAGTCAAGGTGACTATGTGTATGTCAGTAGTGCAGGAGAATTTACAACTAGTGATACAGGTAAAATAGCATTTTTAAAAATACAAGATGCTATACCTACAACACTAACAGGAACTGTAAATGATCCTACAATACCAGATAATCATGCTATAACTTTAAATACAAAAACTGTAACATTTGCAGGTACCGGTGGTGCAAATGCAACATTGGCACAAATGGTAGCCACAATTAATGGTGTATCAGGACATAGTGTTGTAGCAAGTTCAGTTCCAACACCCAATGCAATTAATAGTGATCCCAGTAATGCTATATATGGTCTTGTAGGCGGCTATACCCCTTTTAGTGCTTATATAGATAGTGGTAGCGGAAATACACTGGTTAACTTTACAACTAATGGATCACAGTATTCTAATGTATCTACACCAGAGGATATGGAAACAGATATTAAAGCGGCAAATATAGCCAATCTTACTGTAAGTGCGACTGCAACAGTATTAACACTTACAGAAGAAAACGGTAATGCTATAAACTTTACAAATGCAAATGCGGATTCTAATAGTAATCATTTTGCAGGTGGTTCAAGTTTAACAGGATTTGACTTAACAAATGCAAGTCCTGGTACTAATAAACTGCTACTCACAAGAGCTGATGGCGGCCCTATTGATATTTATGAAGGCACAGAAAACTTTAGAGTAAGTACAGGTATAGCAAGTGGACATACAGGAATGTATCCGTTAGCAATGAACATTGAACAAGGTATCAGAACAGGCGGAACAACACTAGTAGCAAGTATTAGTGCCAGAGATGCCTTAAGTTCACAAGCAGGTGACCAAGCATACGTTACTAATAAAGGTGACGGTGAATGGGGACTGTACCTTTATACAGGTAGTGCATGGGTAGAAGTCAGTAACCAGGATAGTGCTACAGTAGATGCTAAAACTCTAACAACTACATTTACAATGCCTGTTGGTGGCTTTGGTACTAGTACAACACAAAATTTAGGAAACATATCTCCTGGACGTAAAATACAAAGTGTAAGTATTGAAGTTAATACTACATTTGTAGGACACTCAGGCGGGGAACCTAATATAGAAATAGGCACACAAGCAGACCCAGATGTGTACTGTGACTCACCAAGTAACGACTTAACAGCATCAGCAGGAGATACATTTATTTGTAATCCTGAATATCAATATCCTGCAACTGAAACTCAAGATCAGTTAATCAGAGCAAGGTGTAATCACTATGGTGCATCAGCAGGAAACGTTACTATTAAACTAACTTACATCTAATAGTAACAACTAAATTATACTTAAAAAAGATAAATACTTGTAACGTTCAGCGAAAGCAACGTTATCGATAACGAATTAGAACACATAAGTATTAGGAGATACAAATGGCTGATATTAAAAACTTTGGTATCAAAGGTATAGCGGCTGATGTCCAAATGGGTAAATCTGGGGGTCGTTTAAAATACGATTCAGGTAATGGAAGATTTGACCTAACTCAAAGTAACGGTTCTACACTAGAAGATTTAAGACTAGGTAGTGTTACAGCGGGTGCATGGACGGCAACAGTAATCGGATCGCAATACGGTGGTACTGGTCAAGATTTTTCTAGTAGTTCAGGTATTATTAAAGTTTCAAGTGGCACTATGTCCGCTGGCTCAATTGACTTAACCGCAGATGTAACTGGTGCATTACCAGTAGCAAATGGTGGTTCAGGTGCAACGAATGCCGCAGATGCTAGAACAAACTTGGGATTAGGTAATATTGCATTACAGGCCTCTAACAGCATAAACATTGATGGCGGCGCCATTGATGGGACAGCAATTGGAGCCAATAGTGCAAGTACTATAGTAGGAACAACAATTCAAGCAACCGGTGGTTTCACTGGTGACTTAACAGGTACAGCGGCAGATGCCACTATACTTGAAAACGCAAGAACAATTAGTGCAACAGGCGACATTACATGGACATCAGGAGATTTTGATGGTTCAGAAAATGTTTCAGGTGCGGCAACTTTAGCAACAGTAAACAGTAACGTAGGATCATTTGGTAGTACAAGTGCAATTCCAGTTGTTACAGTTAATGCTAAAGGTTTAGTTACAGCAGTAACTACAGCAAGTATTGTTACTTCATTAACAATAGACGGTGATTCAGGAACACAAAACGTAGATTTATCAGCAGATGATTTACAGTTCTTGGGTACAGCAAATGAAATAGAAACAGCAGTTACTAAAGACGGAACAGACGTTAAAGTAACTTTAGGTTTACCTAACGACGTAACAATAGGTAATAACCTAAGTGTTACTGGTAGTTTCTTATCAGATGATATTACAGCGGCTACTGTTACAATTAACGGTAACTTAACAGTTACTGGTACGCAAACAACCACAGACTCTACTGTTGTTACTATTGCAGACCCACTTTTCCAAGTAGGTTCAAATACTAACGATAACTTAGACAGAGGTGTTACTTATCTACATAACGATGGATCAGCAAAAACTGGTTTCTTTGGTATGGACGAAGGTACAGGCGTATTTACATATATTCCAGATGCAACAGACAACTCATCAGTAATTACTGGTAGTGCAGGTGCTGTTAAATTTGGTGCAGTAGAAGGTACATCATTTAGTGATGGAACAATCTCAGGTGTAACTTTTGTAGATGAAGACAATATGTCCTCAAACTCTGCAACTAAGGTACCAACACAGCAATCAGTTAAAGCATACGTTGATGCGGCAGTAACAGGACAAGACTTGGATTTCCAAGGCGATTCAGGTGGTGCATTAAGCATAGATTTAGACAGCGAAACTTTAGACATTGCAGGTGGTACAGGTTTAAGTACTGTTGGTAGTGGAAACACTTTAACAGTAAGCCTAGATGATACGGCAGTAACAGCCGCTTCATATGGTAGTACAACAGCAATTCCAGTATTAACTGTAGATGCACAAGGTAGAATTACAGCGGCTTCAACAGCGGCTATTTCAACATCTTGGACATTAACAGGTGATAGTGGTTCACAAGTTGTTAACGGTGGAGACACAGTTGACATAGCAGGTGGAACAGGTTTAACAACAGTAACTTCGGCTACTGATACTTTAACCGTTAACCTTGATGATACAGCCGTAAGTGCTGGATCATATGGTAGTGCAACTGCTATTCCAACATTTACAGTTGACGCTCAAGGACGTTTAACAGCGGCCGGCACAGCGGCTATTAGCTCAGACTTAACAATTGGTGCTGATAGTGGTTCAGATGATACTGTAAGAGTAGGAACTGATACACTTAACTTTGCAGGTTCAAGTAATGAAATTACAACAACAGTTAGTAACAATACTATTACTGTTGGACTAGCAGATTCAGTTAGTGGTTTAACAAGTGTTAGTGCTACTACTTTAACTGATGGAACTGCTTCTTTAAGCAGTGGTGCTCTAACAGGCGCAACAAACGGTACATTCTCAGGAACAGTACAGTATGGTTCATTAAGTGACGGTACAATTACTGCAACAGGTTTTGTAGATGAAGATAACATGGCATCTAATAGTGCTACACTCATCCCAACTCAACAATCTGTTAAAGCATACGTTGATTCACAAGTAACTGCTCAAGACTTAGACTTCCAGGGAGACTCTGGTGGTGCTTTAAGTATTGACTTGGACAGTGAAACATTAGACATTGCAGGTGGTACTAATATTACTACTGTAGGTTCTGGTAATCAAATTACTGTAAACCTAGACGCAACATTGGCTGGCTTAACAAGTGTTACTTCAACAACAGTAACAGACGGTACTGCTACTTTAAATAGTGGTGCTCTTACTGGTGTTACAACAATTAATACATCAGGTGATGTAACTGTTGGTGGTAACTTAACTGTTAGTGGTACACAAACTAGTGTAAACTCAACAAATACAACAATTACAGATACATTGGTTGTTTTACAATCCGGATTAACCGGTGCTAACCCTAACGACATTGGTCACATATACGAAAGAGGATCTGACGGAAACAACGGCTTCTTTGGTTGGGATCAATCAACTGATAGGTTTATGGCGGCAACTACAACTGCAGACGGTTCAACTGCTGGAGATTTATCTCTTACAGCGGCGGACATAGAAGTAGCAGGAATTACAGCAACAGGCATTACTGCTTCAGGTGTTGTAAGTTTCGGTACTTTAACAGACTCAGGCGAAAGTATTGCAGTAACTAAGTTTGTTGATGAAGCAGATGGAATTGGTAGTAACGATAACGATACTAGTATTCCTACTTCAGCGGCAGTTGTTGACTATGTTGCAAACAATGGCGGTGACGGTCTATTACTTAGATCTGCAATTGCCAATGGTGCTACAACTAGAGCAATAGGAACAGTACCAAACGTTTCAAGCAGAACTTATTATGCAGATAAAATTGTTATTAAAGTTAGTACAGCATTTAGTGGTAATAACATTAATTACATTACAGTTAAAGAAAATGCAGGTGCAGGTTCAACATTAGTAGCAAAAGCAGATGCTGATGCAACTACAGTTGGAACTTACATTATTGAATTAGATGGCGATATTACTTTAACAAAAAATGCGGCGGTAACGTTAGCATTCTTTGATGCAAGTGATAATGCGGTATCCCCAAGTGCGGGTGCGGCAGTGGCATCAGTTCATTATAACTGGGCATAATTACTAGTTAATTAAACATTAAAAGGGCCTTTATTAGGCCCTTTTTTGTGATCAAAATGTATAAATAATATATGTAACAGCAATGTTACATCGTTCATCTCGAAAGAGACGGAAGTAGTCATAAGACGAAGGAACGCCGAAATCGTTCATTCACTCTAAATGTAGCAGTGAACGGAAGTAGGTAATAGTACCGAAGGAACGCATCTTTGTAAAAGGAGATGACATGACTAAGTATCAAGAAACAGTACTCGTAAGACGTGCTGTCCAAAAACAACTTAAGAATAAAAGACATGTATCTACCATTCAGTTTCCTAGCGAAAGCAAGAAACGTTCTGAGTGGCCAAAATACATAACGGATAATCCATTTTATCCTTAAGGTAAATTTAAGAGGGCTTCGGCCCTCTTATCTATATTCGTCTTGCTGGGTTAGGTGCTTGAACGCCTATTCTAAATGTAAGACATAAGAATAAATTTTCTATCATACTTTCATTTGCTGAAAGTCCCCATGGTATATGACTAGGAAAAAATACCACCTTGTTAGTTTTAGGCTTCACAACAAATACAGATTCTTGTGTATTTTGTTGTGCATATAATTTTTCAGTAAAATTATTTAAGAATAGATGTGACCCTTTATCTGTAGTTTGTAAAAATAATAATGCATTATACCAACGCATTGGTTCTATATTTACATTATATTGATGTCCTGGATTTACTCCTAATAGATAAGGATTACATACTTGTATCTCATTTGTTTGTGTGGGTAAAACTTTTTGACAGTCGTTAATAAAATGGTGAGAAACTAATTTACATAATTTAGAGTGTCCTTCTGCTAGTGGATATTCTTTATTTGTTCTCCATCCAAAATTTGTATCTGTAGTTATACCAGATTCATACATTTCGTCTCTTTCATCTTTAAGACTTTCTATCATTGTATCAGGAATACTAATATTTTGTTCAAATAAATAGTTTGGGAAAACAGTATGTGTTCTAATTCTCATACTACTATTTAACAAAAATACTTGACAAATATTTGTTTTCTTGTATAATATATGTGTAACAAGGTATAATTATGAAAAAAGATAAAATTATTTTAACAGATTGCGATGGCGTAATCTTAGATTGGGAAGAAGGGTTCTCAATATGGATGGAACACCACGGGCATACAAAGGTAGAAGGTTACCAATTTATGTATAGCATTGGTGATAGATATGGCATTGATAAAGATCAAGGAAGTAAACTTGTTAAGCAATTTAACGAGTCAGCCGCAATTGGATTTCTACCTCCTTTAAGAGACGCACAATTTTTTGTAAAGAAACTACATGAACAACATCAGTATAAATTTATATGTATTACTAGTTTAAGTTTAGATCCTTATGCGAAATACTTAAGACAACGTAATCTTAAAAAACTTATGGGTGATGCATTTATAGATGTAGTATGTTTAGACACTGGTGCTGATAAAGATGAAATACTTAAAGAGTATGGCGAAAAGTACAAAGGCAACTACTGGATTGAAGATAAGCCTGAAAATTTAGATTGGGGTATTGATGCTGGACTTAATGGTATATTAATAGAGCATGGTCATAATATTGACTATAAAGGCCAAGGCACAGTTGTAAAAAACTGGGAAGAAATTTATAAATTAATTATTAAAAATACTTGACAAAGCATCTAAAAGTGCTATACTATATGTAGTTAAGTAGGAGTAACTATGTTTAAAACAAAAGATGTAATAGCAGTAAGTTGTGCCGCACATAGATTTAATGGCGGATTCTTAAGTAAAGATTCAATCAGATTCGATAAAAAGGCTGAAGGTAAAAGAGCAAATAGTGATTTACTATATGCACATTTTTTAGATCCTAAAGATTTAAAATTTAAAAATGCATTGCCTAAATTAAAGGTAATCAAAGAAGATTTAGCAATGGCAGATGATGTTATAGATTATCTTAAAGGTCTTAGTTTTAAAGCAATAGAAAGAAAACTTACAGACTTTGAAAGTAATGTTCTTAGTGTAGTTAATTCAGAACATATAGATAAAACTCAATTAGGTATTACATCAAGTTTACCTAAAGTTTATTTTAATAAAATAGAACAGGATAACTGGACTGATAGAGAATTAGAACTTTCAAGAACTAGTAATGAATTAGGAGAATTACATACTAGAGGAACATTTGATGCAAAGGTAGAATTTGTTAGATATATTCCTAGAACAATGAGTTACTTAATTACCTGTAGTGTAAAAGATCAACACATACTTAAATTTTTCCATGCTAAAAATATTAAACTTGAAAGTCAAATTAGAGTAGATGGTTATATTAAATCACAAGGTAAAGGAAAATTTCATAATGGTATTGAAACTATTATAAATAGAATTAAGATACATGAAGATGTATCCTAATAGAGCGGTTACCCGGGTGCCCGGGAGGTTGGAGACTCTTTAAACTAAAAACCAATATTTGCTAGACGATTAATAGACGTCTTTAAAACTATTAGATTAGAATGAACCTCTCTTAATAGATAGCGATCGAATAGAGAGGTTTCCCTTCTGATAAATAGTAGTATAACAAATTAGGGAGTTATACAATGGCAGAAGACACAGTTAAAAAAGAATTTCATCCTGCTGATACAAACGGAGACGGTAAAGTCTCTAAAGCAGAACATGACATGTATATGGAGTTCAAAAGAAAAGAACTTGAAGATGCAGACGCAATGCGTGATGCACAAAGAAAAATGACATGGTTTGCTTTAGGTGGATTATTGTTATATCCGTTTGCAGTAGTAATTGCTGTATTGGCTGGATTAGAGAGTGCAAGTAAAATATTAGGCGACATGGCCGCTACATACTTTGTAGCAGTTGCTGGTATTGTAGCCGCATTCTTTGGCTCACAAGCATATAGCAAAGGTAAGTAATTATAATGTTTATTAAACACTTTGTAAGAATGTTGACACGAGAAGAACTCAGTGATGAGGACGTTATTGTTTACTTCGACATTGTACAAAGTGTTGTGCCTACAAAATTACTTACTGCTTATGATGAAGAAAAAGCAAAGGTAGGCATAGAAGTTATGGCATATACTAGTGGTGATGACGACGGTGATATGTGGATATACGAAATCGTTTTAGAAGAAGCAATAGGTTCAGAAGAAGGCGATGAAATATCAGAAGAACTTTTTAAAGAATTTGATGATATACAATTTACATTTGAAGCATCTGTAGAAGTATAATGTTAGTTGAAGTTCATCACACTGGAGACCAGTTCCAAGCCTTCGATTCCAAAGGCAATAGAATTACCAATAGAGAAATTTTAGAAGCAATTTCATTCGAAAACTTTCCTGGATTTAAATCTGTATTTACATTTGAAATAGATCTTGACAATACCAAGAATCCTGTTATAATACAAGAACTAGATGTAAATATAAACATAGATCCGAGGTAGAAAGAATGGCATTTAATAAAACTTTTAATCAAGAAGAAATAGCAAGACTAAAAAAATTAATTACAGAGGGCGATCAAGTCCTTTATGAAGTAGACGCACTTAATACAGGTTTAAGAGAAACTGTTAAAGCAATAGCAGAAGAGATGGATTTAAAACCAGCAGTATTAATGAAGGCTGTTAAAATAGCCCACAAGGCTAAATTCCAAGACGAGTTTGATAAGTTCGATGAACTAGAAACTATTTTGGAATCAGTAGGCAAAACACTATAAACCAATTGACAAACGGATCATAATGCTGTATAATAGCAATATGATAAAGGTAAGATTTCTATGAGTTATGTAGACGCATTTTATGAGCAAGGCAAGGATATTGTTACGGTTGTAGAACGTGTAGATGGTAAACGTATAATTAAAGAAGTCAAACCAGAACATAATTTTTATTATGGTGACCCTAATGGTAAACATAAAAGTATTTTTGGTGACAATGTTACTGAAGTAAGATGTAATAGTCTTAAAGATTTTAAAAAGAATCTAGGTATATGTAAGCACAACGGCTTATATGAAAGTGATATACGACCCGTACAGAAGGTCCTAGAGAGAGATTATTTAAATATAGAACCCCCTAAATTACAAACAGCATTCTTTGATATTGAGGTAGACTTTGACCCAACAAGAGGTTACAGTAGTCCTGAAGATGCTTTCTCCCCTATTACATCTATTGGTGTATATTTGCAATGGATGGACGCAATGATTTGTTTGGCAGTTCCCCCTAAAACACTTTCTTGGGAACAAGCACATGAAGTAGCAAGTCCCTTACCTGAAGTAAAATTATTTAGAACAGAAAAAGAAATGTTAGATGTTTTTCTTAACATCATAGAAGATGCAGATGTACTAAGTGGTTGGAACAGCGAGTCTTATGATATTCCTTATACTATTAATAGAATTATTAGAACTATGGGTAAGGCAGAAACAAGACGTATGTGTTTACTGAAAAAACTTCCTAAGGAAAGGAAGTTTGTACAATATGGTAAAGAAACACAAAGTTTTGATCTAGTAGGACGTGTACACTTAGACTATTTGGAATTATATAGAAAATACAACTATGAAGAAAGACATAGTTACAGATTAGATTATATTGGTGAGATGGAAGTAGGAGAAAAGAAAGTTGTATATGAAGGAAGTTTAGATAGACTTTATAATCATGACTTCCTAAAGTTTTTAGAATATAACATACAAGATGTTATGCTATTAGATAAGATGGATAAGAAGTTACAATTTATTGACTTAGCAAATATTATATCACATGAAAATACAGTACTACTTCCAGTAACAATGGGTGCTGTTGCAACTACTGAACAAGCAATTATTAACGAAGCACATAGACGTGGCATGGTTGTCCCTGATAAGATCAGAGGCGATCGAGAACGAGACACAGCGGCTGGCGCCTTTGTGGCATCTCCAAAGAAAGGATATCATGAATGGATAGGCAGTATGGATTTAAACAGTCTATACCCTAGTGTATTCCGTGCATTGAACATGGCACCAGAAACTATTGTTGGTCAGTTACGTTTAGATTACACAGATGAAGAGATTGCTAACGCACAGAAACTAGAGAAAAGAAGTTTTGCAGATGCTTGGCATGGTAAGTTTGCTACAAATGAATTTGAATTTGTAAAAAATAAAGATGTTGATCATGTTATGGATTTGGATATGGAAGACGGTTCAACACATAAAGTTACAGGTGCTGATGTATATAATTTAGTATTTAATAGCGGACAACCTTGGAATATAAGTGCTAATGGTACTTTGTTTAAAACAGATGTACAAGGTGTTGTGCCTGGACTACTAGAACGTTGGTACTCAGAAAGACAAGAATTACAGGCTAAGAAAAAGTCAGCAACCACAGATGCTGAGAAGGCCTTTTATGATAAAAGGCAGTTAGTTAAAAAGATTATCCTTAACAGTTTGTATGGTGCAATACTTAATCCAGGTTGTAGATTTTATGATAAACGTATAGGTCAGTCTACTACACTAACTGGTAGAAGCATTACACAACATATGGCGGCGGAAACAAATC